CTGGTCGTTGAATACCGTGCAGGTCTCCAGCGTCTAGACCACCTGCAAGGGCTGTCCTATGTGTATTAGGAAAACCATTAGCAATGAAGTGATCCCGAACCAAGACCTCATAAGAGGTTCCTTTGGCTTTATTCTTGTTGCCCATTAGTAAAGTTCCATTCCCAGTCTTCGTAGTGTGACAAGACATTAGCAATTTCGTAAAGGAAAGATGGCTCAAAGTTAACTTGCACTCTGCCTTTTCCTTCTCTTATAACGTCAGCCATGAGGCGGACAGTTTCACTTAGTGGTATCTCGTGTTCAGTCATACTTACTCCGTGTACTCAGTAATGATTAAGTAACCTGTTTTTGTACAATGTTTGTGAGGCATGTTCTTTACGTCTTTACGAACAAGGACACGCTGTAGCCAACGGTCTGTGCCATCATAACGGGCTTGAAAAGGTTTACGCCCATGCACAGTTGTAGCATTATCAATGATGAGAAGGTCACCTGTTTGAAGAATGATTTCTTTGGTGTGCTTTTCAATGGCTTCATTTAGTTCTTCCAAAGCCGCTACAGCATCTTTCCAAAGACCCACCATGACGGCTTTGTCATACTTTAATTGATGTGTACCATCTGGACGTTCGTATAGAACAGCAAGATCTCTTGGTTGATCTGGTTCTCCGTTAGTTCTAAAACTCTCATCAACCGACGTCCGAAACCATGGTTGTTTAAGTACGTGTATGCAATTGTCACTTAGATCAGGAATGATGTCTTCTATGTCGGCATAAGTAGTTGCAGCAGTGGGGTCACCTCGTAAACACAAAAGCAAAACAAAGTCTGGAAGATAGGGATGGAAGCATGACTCAGTGTGCAAATCTAAGTTGACTTTAGAGGATGTGGATATCTGTGAATACTCAGTCTTTTGATTTGGAAGAATGTTATGAACAATATTGCCCTGTTGTTCTTGTAGGTACCCAACAGGGTGACCAAGAACATGTGCAATGTTATAAAGAAGTTCATGAGTTGTAGGTGTAACCGAATCCGATAACACAGGCACCAAAGGCGTTGGGGGGATGTGCCCAAGGTATTGATGTTGAAGAAGGGCAATGGTCATGGGAGGTAACGGGCTTGACGGCGCTCTTGTGGAGCCACACTGATACGTCTACTAAGTTCTCGGGAGAGCACTTGGGCGCTTCGCTCACATCTTTCAAATACTGAATCCACCATCTTGCGGTAAGCACGAGTAGTGAGGTGTGCTTCTTGCTGTTCAATTACACGAGGGTCTACGTCACGGCGTGCTTTAGCAAGTGTGACGGTGTCACCTTTAGCGTTATCTCCCCATTGACCAATGAGTATCTGTGCTTCAATGATTCGGCAGTTGTTGGCTTGGCGCTCTTCGTCAATCTCTGCTGTAACTAATTCGGCTTTAGCGTAAGACACCCACGCCATGAGTTCCCCGTAAAGGGACATAAGTTCAGCGTCGGATAACTCGTCCAGGTACTCGGGTAACTGTGGGATCTCCGATGTCGGGCGTGGTGGCAGTGTGAACTTCTTGCTGAACTGCGCTTGCGCTGTCGTTTGTGATTGTGTCGGTGTTGTCTGCGTCAGTGGCTCTGGTCGTGTTATCGTTCGTGTTGTCATTGTCTTCCTTCCAGCATGTCTTTTTGTGTGGGCATGTCTTGCATGTTTTGTGGTCTGAATCGTTCACCCATGCAGGACGCATTGGTGGGATAGATGAATCTAGCGCCTTGGTAACCGTTTCGCAAGCAGTCAAGATCGGGTCTACCAACTCTTGTTGGAACTGCACTACAAACTCTTTTACGTCTTGCGTGGCTTTCCATTCATAGATAAAAACCATGGTGTGTATGCCCGTGCAGTACATGTAAAGCATGGCTTGTCGGACATGGGATGGGAAGGGTTGCCTAATGCGCTTCCACATCTCATCGGGGTTGCCATCAGCATCTTTAAAGATGTCATAACTTTCGTAGCGCACGGTGCCAGCGCCCACGCTCTTTAGTTCAATCAAGAATGGTGGCTCTTTGCCTGTATCTACAATGCCGTCAGCATGTCCAAGGATCCGATGGTGCTCATTGGTAACGGGCACTTCACGATATAGCGGATACGGTATACCGCAACTTGGGCAGGCTTTAGGGGAGGTGTCTTCCCACTTGTGATTACACACAGTGCTTGAGCACTGCCACAAACCTTTAAGAAAACCTAAATCCTTAATCCAGTTCTGCCACTTGGAGTGGATGGAATGACCTTCAGCAAATACGTTTAAACGCTGAAAGCCAAACTTGTCTTCAATGCCTTTGTAACCTTTGATGGTGTACCAAGAGGAGCGTGGGCACCAATCTTTCTTAGAGATTTCACTAGGGTGTAGATGCAGAGTGTCACGGTTGGAATCAAGGCGTTGTTGAATAAGTAAACCTTGTACAAGAGGTACAACTTTACCTTTAGCAGTAAGTGCTTTCTTGTACTCTTGCAAGTGCCATGGAGTTTCAGACATCGTTTAAACCACTCATTTCTAGGAAGTCATCTTCAGTAAGAACGACATAGCGGCGGTTATGTAAGTCAAACTGTAATACAGGAAGCCTATCTTCCAGAATGGCACGCTCAATGAGTTCTGCAAGGTCTTTGTGCTTAAGAGTTATCTGAGTTTCGTTAGTCGTAAATTTGTTTTCAATGAGGATGTCAGCAGTGCGAACGTCATTCTTACGAAGCCAACCTGACCCTGAACCAGCGTTGCGTGATCCTTTGTAGGACTTGGCAGAGCGTTGCTCTTGGCGCTTGGACTTCTTGTTGATCGCTTTGCGGTCTGTGCTGTCCCCACCAAAGATCACGCCAAGCCAAACTTCTCAAAGACTGCTTTAGTAATGCCTTCACGAAGGGCTGTATCTTCTCGCACTGCCTGTAGGACTGCGTCCTTACCTTGCCAACGCTGTTCTCCATAAGAGTAGTAAGCGCCTGCACGAGTAATCAAGTCGTATGCAATAGCGATGTTCACAACGTCTTTTGTAGTGTCAAAATCACCACGATCAAAACCTTGCGTTGGAGCAAAGTAGTAATCCACAACAGCCACTTGCTGAGGTCGGTAGGTCTTGTTCTTAATGGTGCGAGCCTTGATGGTCTGACCTACGGTCTCATCTTTGGTTTTAATCCACTCGTCACGCTTTACTTCTACACGAGTGAAGTAATGGAAGTTCTTAGCCTTGCCACCTGGAGTCGTACGGTTGTCTCCGTACATCACACCAATCTTTTCACGCCACTGGTTAATCATCAAGCCTGTGCACTCTCGTTCATCATGGATCAAGGAGCGCTTTTGTGCTTTAGAGGACTTGCGAAAGAACTTACCTGTGAGGCGAGCACCTAAGCCAACAGTGAACTCTTCCATCATTTTCTCTGACTCATCACCAGGAACTAGGGCTGGAAGTGAGTCAATGACAATAAGATCTACAGCACGGTTGTCTAGGGTCTTGATAACAAGATCGTAAACATGTTCCATGATGTTGGACTCAACAACCCACAAACGATCAAGGTCTACACCAAGGGACTTGGCGTAGTCAGGGACGTACTCTTCAGCAGCAACCCAAAGAGCGCAGAAGTCAGGATTGATTGCTTGGTTAGCCGCAATGGTCTTGTACGCAAGAGCGGTCTTACCTGATGACTCTTCTCCAATGATTTCACTCCATTGGTTAGCAGGCCATCCACCACCGAGCATCAAGTCAAAAGCAAGAATGCCTGATGTGATGCGTGGCATTTCTTGGCGAACATCACTTCCTTTTACGATATGCCCATCGCCATACTTCTTGTTCATGGCATTGATAATGGATCTGAGGCTCTCGTAATCTGACATTTAAACGCTCCAACTTGATTGATCGGCTTGTCCGTACTTACCATTCCAGCCACATTCAAAACAACGTGGTGCTGGCTGTGCCCCGTTGATCATACTGTTTGAACCACGTCCCACACGACTAAAAACGTTTTTACTTCCACATTCTGGGCACGCCATGTTTCCTTCTTTACGTGCGGCTTCTCCGCCTTTCCAAAGTCTGATGGCATCACCCATTCCAATTTGTTCCGTTGGTTGGCGTTGCGGATCAAGTAGTGCTTGTCGCTCGCCCTCTTGCAATGGTCTATGTGGTTGCGCCTCAGGTGCAGCAAACCGCAAGGCTGGAGCAGTCGGAGGTGTTGCGTATGTGCGTTCAGGAGTTGGTCGTTCTCCTGCAATCTTTTTTGCCCACCAATCACTCATAGTCGTCTCCTTCTAGTTCAAACTGATCCAACATAAGTAGGATCTTTTCTGACTCAATTAATTTATTTAGCAAAGCCATTCCAAAAACAGTGAACACCGAAATGATCTCTTCTTTAGGGGATATTAGTTTATCGGACTTCTCTAGAAAATCAGCAAACCAATGTGAACCTTCAGTGATCTCGCTGTAGACCTCGGTAGCCATTAGAACACCCCAGCGTGACATGACATCAGCAAGTTCTATGTCTTCAACGTCCATTGATGGTGGTGAGAACCCCATTTGATGTGCGTAAGTTTGTCCTTCAGAAACTGAAAGCATCAAATAGAAGTTGCGCCGATCAATATCGGTCATCACTTGGCGTCTGCCCAGTTGTGTGCAACATTGCATGACACTCGTAAAGGAACTCCACGAAGTATTACTCCGTCTCCCATGGCTGTTATAAATTGCGGCATAATTATCTCCCAAGACTCTTCTGGTACTGCGGTCACGATTTCGTCGTGAACCTGAAGCAACATCTTAGTACCAGTTCCTTCTAAGGCTTTTTCAATGTCAATCATGGCTATCTTGCAGATATCTGCGGCACTACCCTGCACCACGGCATTAATAGCCTGCCTCTCGGCTCTGGAGCGCTTCTCATCGTCCAAAGACTTAATATCGGGGAGACGGCGCCTACGACCTGTCAGGGTCTTTACGTAGCCCTTACCACGGGCTTGAGAGATAACGTGGCGCTTCCATTGAGTTAGTCCCGAGAACTGCTCGTAATAGCGGTTGATCATGTACTTAGCCCGCTCCTCGGTGATGCCCGTGGTGCGAGATAACTTCTGATAGCCACCGCCGTAGGCAGTGAGGAAGTTAACGCCTTTACCAATTTGGCGCTCGTCACTAGTGACTTCTTCTACGGGCTTTCCAAACAAAAGAGCGGCGGCACCAGCATGAATGTCAATGTCATTGTTAAAGATGTGGATTAGTTCGGGGTCTTTAGAGAACATAGCCATAACACGAAGTTCAATTTGGTCGTAGTCAGCAACCATCAAGGTATACCCATCAGGGGCAGTGAAGAGGCTTCGGATACTGGAGTCTCGTGGGATGTTCTGTAGGTTTGGGTTAGAAGCAGACAAGCGACCAGTGGCAGTCCGATGTAAGTGAAATGAAGGATGCAAGCGTCCATTAGTCAACTTTGGTAGCAACCCGTCTACATAAGTTGTTTTAAGTTTCTGCGTTTCAGACCAATCCAAGAGCAGGGTGATTGCAGGATGCTTTGATTCCAGCCGATGCAATGATTCTTCATCTACCGAAGGAGCGCCACCTTTAGTTTCTTTAAACGGCTTCAAGCCCAAGCCACCTTCACGCTTTTTGTTAAACAAGAAAGCCTGCTTGTGTTTTGTGGAGTCAGGGTTAAATCCAATAGGTGCGTACTGAGATAGCGCAAGCAAGGTGTCTCGCATCTTGCCGTCTAACTCTGTTCCGAGGTGCTTGAGGCGCTGAGAGTCAACTGGGATACCTTCGTTCTCCATCTGCATAAGCACACGAAGCACTTTGGAATCTTGTTCTACAACTCGGGTGAGGTCATCTTGGCTTTTGATGTACCCAGCCAAGCGCTCGTAAAGCATCCATGTCCAGCGTGCGTCTAAGTGCACATAGCGTGCAGCCATATCAAAAGGAACAGTGTCAATAATCTTACCCAACTTACCTTCGCTGGCGTATGGATTTAGATTGTCGTAGTTGTGCTTAATTAAGTTCTCTAATGAATAAGACATCAGGTTTTCATTAATGGCGTGCTGAAGCAACATGGTGTCCCGATAGGGGCCTGGTGGAACTTCGCCGTAGTACTTGCTAATGGAGCGAGCATCAAACTTTACGTTGTGCCCAATCTTAATAAGGTCACTAAAAAAGAGGGGCTTTAAAGCCTCAAAGACAGCAGAACGAGAAAGTTGTGTTGGTGGCTCCTCGTAAACAGCAGGAATAAAGTAGCGAGCCTTTGCCGTGGACTCTTGCCCACTCTTTAGGATCTTGCGGTAGCCCTCGGGTGGTGTGGTTGTACCGTCACCAACTTCTTCGGGAGTAACTAGTAGTCCTTGGCTATGCCCCATAGGTATTGCCCAAGAAGTTCCTGTTGTAGCAATGCCAATCCAAAAAACTTCGTTACGGAGAGGATCTAAGGCGAGCATCTTAAGGTAATCGCCCTCTACCTTTTCCCGTGCGTTACGTGAAATATCAGGAGAAGGGTTCTTTAATTTGGCAATGTGCTTTTTCCAGTCCTTCTCAATGTGCTCAAGCACATCGGGATGGCGAGAAAGGATGCCACGAGACTCAATGTCAAAGGCGAAAGCACCAGCCTCTTGGCAAGTTGTGATGATGGTTTGTATCTCATCAAGGGTAGACACAACACGGGGCGCTGGGCGCCCCGTGAGTGCTTCAGTAATGTGTGTCACGGCTTAGTTGTCGTAGCCGAGTTCTTCTGATGCGATCTGCATCAAGTCACGCTTAGTTGGGACTTGGATAATGTCCTCGTTGTAAGCAGTCTCATTGAACTCAATGGCTTCTGCCTCGGTAAGAGCGGACAAGTTCCATTCTTCAAGATCAGCGGCTTTCACCATCTGAAGAAGTGTGGATGAAGTGGCGCCCTTGCCTGTGCGAGAGATCGCCCAGTAGTGCTTGTCCAAAGGACCTGTGCGCTCCGAGTTGTGAAAGTTCTTCAACTGGTCAATAACACGAGGACCAACTTCCAAGGAACGAAGCGCTGGGGCTTCGCCTTCGGTAAGGAGGGCAACGTTGAAAGCGTGGCGCTTGGATGGACGGTTGCCTGCTTTGCATAGTGGGCAATCTTCACCAAGGCAAACAAATGACTTCTGACCTGAGCGCTCCAACCAGTGTTGACCGTAGGAAGCGTATGGGGCATCACCAATGAACTTGATGATCTGAGTCTCTTCGCTCAACTTAAGGCGAACGGCGTAATCGGTGCCACCAGTCTTAACGGAGTCAACACCGCTCCACCCACTGCGAACTACCTTGCGGGCTTTTGGTGCAGTCTCACCGTCTTCTTCAAGCACGATTGATGGGCGTGGCTTGCGTGTAACTTCTGTGTTCCCAGTTGCTGCGGAAGGCTTCTTTCGCAATACTGGTTGGAATTCTTGCTCGTCGTCTTCAAATTCGTTGAATGGCATGTTTGTTTTTTCCTTTGTTCTGTGTGTTTATTTTGGATAGTTGTTTGCTGTGTACTTTGCGAAGCCGACCCAGTCTGCGTTAGCAGTGTCTAGAGCGAAATCGTTTATTGCTTGGATTAGGAACTCTACCTGCACTCTGCTGTAAAGCCTACGACCTTTTATATTTTTATCAGGAATTTGTGCGCCCTTAGGTTTGGGCGTACGGTACGTGGCTTTTGGTATCCAGCCACGAGATTCCCACATACGAATGGTTACAGGTTTACGGTTTAGTGCTCTACCTAACTGACCAATAGTAAACATTTCTATTTGCTCACCATTGATCCGATAAGACTTTGATTTAGCGCCATATAGGCGGTCTGTAATTTGAGAAAATGTAGGCTTCTTAGAATCGGGCCTGTTCTTAGGCGTACGGCTACCTGGAAAGTCGGGTAACTCACCAAACATTTCTAAGGCTTTATCACTCATGCTTTAAATGCCCACGTCTCTTTCTCTACATAGAAAGCAGTTACAAGATCGGATTGATCTTTGTGCTCCCATGCAAACTTGACAAGGTTATCTTCGTCTACAACTTCAATAACTTTTTTGATGTCATCCCAGTATTGATTCTCTCGTGCCCACTGCTCTACGGCGGTGGTATCTAATGAACGGGAAATACGGCGCTCACGTTTGAGTTCTGCGCTACCGACCTTGAGCCACTTGTGTCCTTTATCATCGGAGTACCCAAAGGTATCTACGGCTTCACTAAGTTGCTTCTTCATTTCGTTGTGGCGCTTCTCTAAGATTTCAAGAGTCTCTTTGGACTTCTTAAACTCTTCAGCAAGTCGCTCTAAATGAATCTCATCAAAGTTTGCAATGATTGATGTTTCAGGTTTTTCTCGTTTTACAGTTGCCATGTTGTTCCTTTATATTTGTGAGGTTGATAAAAAGTCTGAAAGCGTCCCGATAGTTAATTCAAACTTACCTTGACTGTCGTAGTTTCCATCAATGAAAGCCTCATTAATTCCACGCTTCTGTTGAAGCATTTCGTATTGGCGCTCTTCAATGGACCCTTTCATAACGAAGGATGCAATTGTAACGTGGGGGTGTACCGAGGATAGACGGATGATGCGGGCTTCTCGCTGATCCAGTTTGCCAGCGCTCCATGGCAGGTCATAAGAGATGAGGTAATTGGCGTTAGGAAGGTCCACGCCATACCCACCAGCGTCTGAAGAGAGGAATAAGCGGGTGTTGGGGTCTTTAGCAAATTGCTGTTTAGCGGCATCTCGTTCCTCAGCATTCATACCGCCCATGAAAAGAACACTGCTGGTAGTGGAGTTCATAGCCTCCTGAATGAGCCGCAAGTTACGTTTAAAGAAGGAGAACAACACAATCTTACTGTCAGGTTCTCCTGACAAGATGTCCGTCATGTATTCAATTACCGCATTTAGTTTGGGCGCTTTTGTACTTTCAGAAAGCCAACCATTTGTAGTTACCTTATTGGCATACATGCTTCCTGCGCTACCCCTGGTTTCTCTGAACTGGCGTGCAGACTCAAATACCAACGAAGGGTTATCACAAAGCATACGAAGGATAGTAAGGCGAGCCATGATTTGCCCTTGGGCTTCTCCACCTTTATCACTGCCGTTGTAGTGAGACCATAAGTCAAAACCACGACCATGTGATGTGATGGCTTTTTGAATCTCATTAAGCAGGTCACGAGCAATGGATTGGTATGCAATGGAACCTGCGGTGTCAAAAGAAACAGGAACGACTTGATGAATTACACGAGGCAATTGGTCTGCAATATCTGCACGGGTCTTGCGAACCATGGACTCCGTAAGACTGTCTTGCAGTTGCTTTAAGTTGCGGTAGCGAACAGGTTTGCCGTAATGATCTCTAGCAATAAAAGTGCGGTCAAAGATGTCAAAGCGACCGAGTACTGTCTTATCCACAAATTCCATAATAGAAAACAACTCTTCTGGTTTGTTCTCAATGGGTTGTCCTGTTAACGCAAAGCGGTAATGACAACGAGCACCTAAGCGCTTAAGTAAGCGAGAACGTTTTGCACGAGGTGATTTAATAATAGTTGCTTCGTCAATCACCATTGCATCACAAGAGAGTGCTTTGAACTCTGCTTCGTCTTTGACAAGCAACTCTGAGTTAACAATGACGTACTTGCACATCTTTGCCATACGCCAAAGTGGAGCACGGGCGGCTTTAGAACCATCAATGACAATGGCTTTAGAGTCTGTGAACTTCTTGATTTCGTGTAACCACTGGTATTTCAATGAAGATGGAACAACAATGGCTGTAAGTTTGACTTCCCCATCCGCCATAAGTTTTTCTAGCGCTGACAGAGTGGTTGGAGTCTTACCAGCACCCATGACCATAGCAAGAAGCATCTGACCACGGTCAGCCATTCTTTCCATTGCCTCCTGTTGAAAAGGGTAGAGGGTGCCATTGAAGGTCATGCAAGCCACCAAGGAACTACTGAAGACTTGGTGACCGCAACGTCAATCTCATCGTCTGTCATGTCACCTATGTCTTTAGCATCAGTGTGTGCGTAGTGCAAGAAGTAGATGCCGTTACGAAAGCGGGGCAAGGATTTTAAAAGTGTTTTAGCGGACTCGGTGCCAGCCTTGTCATGATCCATGGCAACAATGATTCGCTCTGCAACGCTAGATACAAGCGTCATCTGTTCTTTGCTGACATGCGCTCCAAAAGTTGCAAGCGCTTGGATACCTTCAAAGGTAGATGCAAAGCGCACCACGTCAAGAGGGGATTCAACAAGGATGGCAGTGCGTGCTTGGAAGCGCTCAATACCAAACAAAGTGCTGCTCTTCTTAATACCTACTGGATTGTTTTTAAACCAGTCTGGACCTTTCTCCTGCCAGCCAAGAAGTTCACCGAGTGGTGAGACAATTGGGATGACCCATGCCTTCTTAAGCATGCTCCATTTAACGCCATGCGCTAAGGCAACATCAGCATCTAGATGGCGTGAGCGTAAAACAGAAGAAGGCACTTGCTCAAAGCGACTGTAAGAAATCCAATCAACTTCAGGTTGGTACTCCACCCGCTCAGGTGCGTTGAGGCGGTTCATACCTGTCTCAATAAGTAACTGGTTAACAGCGGCAACGCTGTCAGGGTTACCAGTCAATTCAGAAACAAGTGAAGCAAGTGTTCCTTTGGCACCGCAAGAGTGACAAATCCAAAGACCATTCTCTGAGTTCATTGACCATGATGGGGAACCATCGGCACGACCTGTGCGCTTCTCGTGTACAGGGCAACACCCTGAAATCTCACGACCACTTGTTCGGCGCACGTCCACGCCAAGTTCCATTAGGACGTCTGCGATATTAGTAGTACCAGTTGTCACTGTCGCCGTCAGCATTTTCGTCTACCTCCGTAAAGTTCATCGTGTCCCAATCCCACTTAATACGAACTTCGCCTTTAGGTGAAGATCGGGAAAGTACTACTCTGATAATTGCTTGATTGTCTATATCTGGATCTGACTCAACACCCAGCACAAGATCGGAGTCCTGTGCGAATGAGGATGTGTAACCTATCGCCTCTGCGGTGATTTGCCTTGACTTCTTGTTACCTAATTTCCAAGACAGCACCTGAGTAGTTCCAATGATTGGAATATCAAAGCGTTGGGCAAGGCGCTTAAGTGAGCGAGTGATGTTGGTAAGAGCCTGGGGTGAACCCTTTGGCTCCCCGTTCTCATCGTCCATGAGGTAAACACCGTCAACAATGAGGAGGCGTGGTCGGTGCTGTTGTACTTTGCCAGCAAGAGCGCTCACCGTGGTAAGTGAGTGTGTATCTTCCGTCATGATGAATGGTTGCATGTTTTTACGAAGACCCAGCACCTTGTTCAACTTGTCCATGTCTTGGGCTGTTAAGTCACCACGGATAATTCTTGTGTGTGGAATGCCTGAGATGATGGCGTCATAGCGAGCCGCTTGTTCTTCAATACTCATTTCAAATGAAACATACATGGGAACGATGCCGTGGTTGTGTGCGGCTTGTGCCATGATGAGAGTGATTAGCGATTTTCCTTTTTTCGCTTCACCCACGAAAGTGACAAGTTGCTGAGGCCGAAGACCAGCAGTGATCCGATCAAGACCAAGGAACCCCGTTGGAATGCCACGAAGACCGTTCGGAGTGTTGCGCATTTCTTCATATTTTGCTAGACGTCCTTCCCATGATTGTGTGAGGTCAATATCTCGGAGGCGTGCAACTTCCACTGAGGCTTTTTGCAAACCTTCCGAGAGTTTCTTAAACGCAGTTTCTGTTTCATTGTTGTTAAGAGCAGGTAATGCAGATGTGATGGCATCAACAAGGTGCTGTTGTTTGTAAGCAACATAGATCTCATCAATGAGTGCCGCAAATGGTTCGTTCTCTGCATTGAGTAGACGGGTGTCTCCATACTCTTGTTTGAAAACTCGTGGCGATGGGATGGTGGCATACTCACGCCAGTAGTTAAGAACCCACAACCAAACGTCTGACCATTCACCACTGAAATGCTCTGGACGTAAACCTGAATCAATGACTTCACTAAGGTCAGCAGTTTGAATAACCTTGCTAATGAGCAGATGTTCTGTTGATGCCATTTAAAGTACCCAAGCGCTTGTAGAGGATGTGACTGTCGCACGAATACCTAACACTGCTGCTTGGTCTTGGTGTGGAACAAAGATTGTACGGACTGATCTCTTGAAACGCAAGTCATATTCAAGATCTCCAAAAGTTTTGTAGTAGAGAACAGGAAGAGACATTCCCTTGCGCTGTAGCCAGTTATCCACAGCATCCACAGCGTCTTCGTGCAAGAGTGTGTAAACCTCTGCACCGATACCTAAACGATGTGTGGTGTCATATAGAGCCTTCAATGGAAGATCGTGTGGTGTCCAAAGATTTAATACTCGGTTCCAATTGTTGCGGTTTTTGTGTAGAGCGCTACCAATCGCTTTTAAACCTTCAGGTGGACTCGCCAAGAGGTCTTCAAAGATAACTCCGTAACCAACGGCATCATAAGATTGAATGTCATTGTTAAGCATTAAAAGTCGCAGTTAAAAAGACTGGGGGAAGAACTGCGAGCAGTTAGTCGTTCGTGAGGAGCACATATGTCCCTTGTGT